CCTTGAATTGTAACAGGGTTATCTTTTAAAAGTTGTTGAATAAATATTGGTATTAATTTTTCAGGATACTGATTTTGACCATATACATTATTTCCACGTGTTATTATTATAGGCATTTTAAACGAATGATAATATGATTTCGCAATTAACTCTGCTGCTGCTTTTGTCGCCGCATATGGATTTGTTGGACATAATATAGAACCCTCGTGTTTTTTTTCCTCATTTTCTGTTATCATTGATTCTCCGTAAACTTCATCAGTTGAAATATGAATAAATCTTTCTATTTTTCCATATTTACGACAAGCTTCTAATAAAGTATGTGTTCCTACTACATTATCGTTTGTATATTGTAATGCATTATCAAATGAATTTTGAACATGTGATTGTGCCGCAAAATGAATTACATTATCTATCTTGTAAATTTCTAAAATATTTGATATTAAATCAAATGAACATAAATTTCCCTTAACTAAATGATAACGTTCTGAATTACGTATTTCTTCATTTACATTATTTTCTGAGGCACAATAGTACATTGCGTCTAAATTTATTATCTCTACTTCACGATTTTCATTGAAATAAAAATTTACAAAATTTGAACCAATAAAACCACAACCACCTGTTACTAAAAGTTTCATTTATTTTATGTTATGAAATAAAATAAAATAAAATAACGTAAATTATTTATAAAACTATTCGAATTGTTTTGCAAAATTTATAAATTTACTTCCATCTGCATTTCCTTCGTGATGATAACCATTTATTTCTTCCTTAATATATTCATAAGTATATTTTTTTCCTTCTGAAAATTTATCTATAAAATCAGTTAATGATAAATTTTCATCACCAACAAAATTAAATACTTCAAAACAATCAGGCATATTTTTTATAATAAAAATTGTGCGTATTGCCATTTCTTTTATATCTAACCATCGTTTTTTTGTTTTATTGCTTAAAATAAAATGTGGAATACTTTTATCTTCAAATTTCTTTTTTATAATAGATGGGAATCTTTCTTCTTGACAATTAGTACCGTAAGTATTGAGCAATCTAATTGCAGTTGTTCTTATACCATATGTATGAAAATATGATGAACATATATGTTCACACGCAATTTTTGATGCGCCATACATATTATATGATTTTAATGTATCCGTTTCACAAGATGAATCTGTTGCATGCCCATAAACTTCACAACTGCTAAAAAATATAAAATTTTTTATATTTTTCTTTCTTGCAAATTCTAATAATTTAAATGTATGTAGTATATTATTATTGATTGCGCTTTCTGGATTTTTAATACAATATTTTGAAGATGGTTCTCCCCCTGCATGTATTATAAAATCAATATTAACATTTATAGATTCTAACTCATAAAATTTTGTAACATTTTTGGGTATATTGTTTTCATTTTTATTTATTAAACAATAAATATCCCAATCAGTATTATTTAAAATTTCATTTATAATATTAGAACCAACAAAACCATTACCGCCTGTAATAAGTATTTTCATTTATAAATATATTTTATTATATTTATATTAATATTTTAATATATTCTCATAAAAGAATGTTTATAAATAATGATGTTGTTTAAAACTATTAGAAAAATATGGAGAAAATGTAAGAATTCATATTGATATAAAAAATGAAAATCATATATTTAATAACTTTTATAATAAATAATTATTATAATTATAATTATATATTATAAAATAATGTTAAAACAACTTATAAATAACGAAAAAACTGATAAAAATACATTACATTCTTATTTAGAAACATATGAAACCTTATTTAATTCAAAAAAATATACAACTATTAATTTATTAGAAATTGGAATTGCAGGAGGAGGAAGTATTAAATTATGGCACGATTATTTTTTAAATGCAACTATTTGTGGATTAGATATTATACAAATAAAATATCATTGGAATGAAATTAAAAATAATAATAGAATCAAATTAGGTTGTTTTAATGCATATGACAAAGATTTTTTTGATGGACAATTATTATCAAAAGATACAAAATTTGATATTATTATTGATGATGGTCCTCATACATTAGAAAGTATGATTTTTTTTGTACAAAATTATTCAAAAATATTGAATGAAGATGGAATTTTAATTGTTGAAGATGTTGCAGACATTGGATGGGTTGATATTCTTTCAAATTGTGTAGAAGAAAATATGAAAAAATATATTGAGGTATATGATTTGAGAAAAAATAAAAATAGATTTGATGATATATTATTTGTTATCAACCTTAATAAAAATATAAATTAATTATATAATGAACAAAAATATTTTGATATATACGCATATGCCAAAATTTAGTTTTAAAGATGGTGGAACTGTTGTTCAATATAATATAGCTAGAATATTAAGCAATTATAAACAAAACGTTAAAATATATTCAAGTAGTGGAGAAAAAATACCAAATTCAATATTCAGGAACTTTTATAATAATGATTTTCCAATAGATGATAATTGTGTTGTTATTTATTGTGAGGGAACTCCAGGCAATCCATTAAATGCTAAAAATGTTGTTCGTTGGATGCTAAGTGTATTAGGACAAAACGTCCCATATGATTATTTAAATACTTGGTCAAAAAATGAATTGGTTTATCATTTTAATTCAGAACCAAGATTTGAAAATGAACCAGAAAAAATTGGAACAATTTATAAATTGTTAAGTCCACTTTATCTAAATCCTTATATGAAACAAACAAATTTTCAGGAAAGACAAGGCATTTGCTTTTCAGTTAGAAAGGCATTTGTTACACACAAAAAAAAAATTTATGGTTGTCATCCAGAAGGTTCTTTTGAAATTCCTGCAGAAACTTCTCAAATGAAATATATTGAATATTTTAATAAATATAAATGGTTTATATCATATGATTCAAATACATTTTTAACCATGATGTCTGCAATATGTGGATGTATTTCAATTGTTTATAAAGTAGATGGTTTAACTAAAGAAGAATGGTTAAAAACTACTGCAGCTGCTGAATATTTGAAACATAATGGTTTAAATAATTTATATGGAATCGCATATGGAAGAGAAGATATGCAATATGCCTCAGATACTGTACATTTAGCAAAACAACAATGGGATAATATTATTGAATATTGTGAAGAAAAAACAGTTTTACCATTTATTGAAGATCTTAATAATTTTGAAAATATGCAAAATACTATTGAAAATAACTATAATATATAATTTAAAATTTAAAAATTAAAAATTATATAAATACTTTTTATATATGATTAAATTAACAGAAGAACAGAGACAAAAAGTTGATAAGGTTATTTTATTCACAAATGTAAGAGATGAAAAAAATATGAAAGAATGGGTTGCTCATCATTTATTGATTGGGTTTGATGAAATATATATTTATGATCATAAATCAATTGTCCCATTAAGTGGTCAGTTTGATAATTTTAACAAAGAATATGAAAAGGTATTTGTTAAAAGATGTGAATTAGATGGTCCAATAAAATGTTATTTAATACAAAAATCTGTAATAACAGCAAAGGTTACTAAGGCAGATTGGATGATATATTTAGATGCAGATGAATTTTTTGTTATAAATACAGATAAAATAAATAATGTTAAGGATTTATTGAAACTTTATACAAATGCGGATTTAGTCGCATTTAATTGGTTAATGTTTGGTTCAAATTTCCATATTAATGAACCAGACGGATTGATAATAGATAATTATACAAAATCACAATTAAAATTGTGCGACCATATTAAAAGTTTTTTAAGACCTAGTCAATTTTTAAAACCAAATCCACATAGATGTGATATAATAAATCCTTTTAGAATGTATCATGGAAGTAAACGTAGATTATGGAGTAATTCTGTTCTATTTGATAATCCAATAGAATATTATAAATCAATTGCTTTTATTGCACATTATTATGTTCAATCAAAAGAAACATATTTAAGACGAAAATTAACTTTACCAAGAGATGATAATGGAACAATCCGACCAAATAATCAAACTATAATGAATCAGACATTAACAGAAAATTATTCTATAGACAATGATTTAAATGATATTATAAATACAAGTGTCAGAGATAAATATTCAGAAAAAATTAAATTATATTTAAAATCTATTGGTGAATAATTCTAATAATCACTTGGCGCATAAACTCTATCTCCTTGAACTTCCGCATTATATTTATAACCTTCATCAATTAAAATTTGTTCTACTTCTTTTATATTTGTTCCATATCTTGCTAACCAAGGTCCATAATTTTCAATTACAATAACAGGTTTGCATTTTTTTATTGTTTCTATTCCTCCTAATAAAGCATATTTCTCATAACCCTCAATATCTAAATGAATTAAATCACAAACTTGTAAATTAAGGTCATCAATTAAAAATGTTGGAGTTAAACCAGAACTAATTACATGAGAACCACCGTGACGCAATGTTTCGTGTGCATTAAATAAATTAACACCTTCGTGTTTATTACCTAAACAAGCCTGAAACTTGAAAACATTTTTATTAGTTACATTTAAATTTAAACAAAAAAATGATAATGGTTCTGGTTCAAATGTATAAACGGTATCAAATATTTCAGCATATTTTTTAACATAAAACCCTACATTTCCTCCAGCTTGAACAACTACCTTTTTATTCTTTACAAATTTTGAAATATTAATAGGAACATCAGGAAACTCGTTCATTAATTTATAACAAGTGCTATCAGTATGAGCATATTCACTATTCACTTCTTGACTTCCATCTTTTTTTGGTCAATAAAATCCTTTATGTAATACTACATTATGAATATTATCAGTTAATGTATTTTGTCTTATAAGTGCATTTTGATATTTAAGTTCTAATATTCTTGTTTTTTCCTTAACTATATTAAAATAATTAATATATTCTTCAAGTTTTTTTGAATTTAAATTATTTGAATTAATATTCATTATGTATAAATTAAAACATTTTTATTTTTTTAATTTTACGAATAAACAACTTAAAAAAATATAACCATAATTTATATGAGTAAAAAAATATGGTATGCACCTAATCAAAAACAAGCATATGGAGATGCTGAAATTAAGGCAGTAGTTGATTGTTTAAACGATGGGTGGCTTGCAGGGTTTGGACCAAGAACGGTTGAATTTGAAAAAGTTGTATCATCTGCATTTAGCAAAAAGTTTGGTTTATTTGTGAATAGTGGGTCATCTGCAATTTTATTAGGGTTAAATGCATTGAATTTGCAACCAGGTGATGAAATTATTACACCTGCTTGCACATTCTCAACAACAATTGCTCCTATTATACAATGTGGATTAAAACCAGTATTTTGTGATGTAGAAGTAGGAACATATGTTCCTACGCCAGAACAAGTGTGTGCGAAAATTACTGATAAAACAAAAGTAATATTATTGCCTGATCTAATAGGTTCAAAACCAGATTGGGCTGAAATTAGAAAACGTGTTGGAGATATAATATTATTTGAAGATGCTGCTGATACTATTAGTTCAACTCCTGAAACGGATCTATCAATTACTAGTTTTTATTCTAGTCATTTGATTACTGCTTGTGGTTCTGGTGGAATGTTAATGGTTAATGATGATAAACTATTAAAACGTGCAACAATGTTTCGTGATTGGGGGCGCATTGGTGATAATTCTGAAGATGTTAAAACACGATTTGAATTCAGTATTGATGGTATACCATATGATTACAAATTTTTATATGGTGCTGTTGGATATAATATGAAATCATCTGAAGTGAATGCTGCATTTGGATTAGTTCAAATGTCAAGAATTGAAGAGATAAGAGAGAAAAGAAGAACAGTATTTAATAGATATTTGGAAAATTTGAAGGATATTGTAGATAATATTGTTCTTCCTGTAAACACTTTTAATAGCGATTGGTTAGCAATTCCTTTTATGACACCAAAACGTCTTGAACTATTAACATTTTTAGAAGAAAATAATATTCAAACTCGTGTATGCTTTGCAGGTAATGTAACAAGACATCCAGTATATCGTGAATATTTAGAAGAATTTCCAAATTCGGATCGCATTATGGCAGAAGGGTTTCTTTTAGGAGCACATCATGGAATGACAATAGAAGATGTTGATTATGTTTGTTCTAAAATAAAAGAATTTTTCAATAAAAATTAAAATAATAAGATTATGTTTAAATTACATTATTTAAAGATAATTACAAAGTATATAATATGTATAACGATTTAACGTTACGAGATGGTTCTCACGCAATTGCACACCAATTAACAGAAGAAATGATTATAGAACATTGTAAATTTTGTGAAGATGCAGGAATAGATACACTTGAGATCGGTCACGGAAATGGATTGGGCGCGTCTTCTATACTTATTGGGGAATCATTGTTATCAGATGTTGTTATGATTAAAATTGCAAAAAAATATTTAAAAAAAACAAAGTTATCTGTTCATATTATTCCTGGTCTTGCAACAATTTCACGCGATATTGATTCTGCAATTGAATTAGGAGTTGATATATTCAGGATTGCAAGTCATTGTACAGAAGCATCTTTAACAAAAACTCACATAGAATATTTGCGGTCTAAAAATAAAACTGTATATGGAGTTTTAATGATGAGTGCAAGTTGTTCTATTGATATTCTTTATGAAGAAGCAAGTAAAATGAAATCATATGGCGCAATGGCTATAATAATTATGGACTCGTCTGGGTCTTATCTACCTAAGGATGTTACTGAAAGGATAAATACTTTAAAAAATTTAGATATTCCAATCGGGTTTCACGGTCATAATAATTTATATTTGGCGGTAGCAAATTCACTTGCTGCAATAGAAAGTGGAGCAAAAATAATAGATGTTACTGTTCGTGGATTTGGTGCTGGACCAGGAAATACCCCATTAGAGATTATGATTTTTTTACACGAGGATAAATTAATTGATAAAAATAAAGTTTTAGAATATTGTGATAATTTTAAGATGCAAACTCCTTTGTGTAAACCAATTAATATATTAACATCAAAATATAAATTATTTGGTGGATTTGAAAAACATATATTAAAGGCTTGTGAAAAATACAACATTTCTTATATAACTCTCATTGAGGAAATAAGTAAACATTCTTTAACTGCTGGACAAGAAGATTTTATATATGTTATAGCAGAGACCTTGAAATAATTTCGGATTTATTAGATAAATTTTCACGCATTATATTTTTTATAGTATTATAATCCAATAATGGAGATAATTCTTCTAATGGTGGTGCAAATATAGTATTATTTTCATAATTAACAACACCTTTTACCTTTGGAACAAATTCTTGTAAAGGTGGCATAAAAATTTCACATATTGATGGAGATTTATTGTCCATAAATTTTTGAAAATTTTCATTGAAATCATGCCAATTCTTTATTTGATATTTATTATAACCGAATGCATCTGCTAACTTCATATAATCTGGTAAAACAATCCCTGTATTTGAATCTACTGCAGTAAAATTACCCTTAAATAACATTTTTTGTGTATGTTTTATCATTAAATAACCATCATTATTAAAAATTACAATTTTTATGTTTAATTTGTGTTGTATAATTGTTTGAAGTTCTTGTAAATTCATCATCATACCACCATCACAATTTAAACAAAGGACCTCCTTTTCTGGACTTGAAAATGCTGCACCTATTGCAGCTGGAAGACCATATCCCATTTCTCCTAATCCATAAGATGAAAACATTATATTATTTTTTTTAAGACGAATTGCTTGATGACCAGATAACAATGCAGTCCCCATATCAGTTACAATTATTTGATCTTCTTTTAAATTATCTGATATTTTATCAATCATTTTATATGAATTTGGAAAAATATCATCATTATGACATTGTTCAATAAAAGGAAATTGTGATGACAATTCTTTACATTCATTTAACCACTCTTCATTAGTATATTTAACATTTATTTGTTTTAGAAATTCATTACAATCTGTATTAATAAATAAGTCTACAAAACTTTTATGTTCTGTTTTATCAACATCCACCATAATAATTGAGGCATTTCTAGCAAATTCTTTAAAATCATAACCTGTTTGAGGTAATGTCAATCTACTTCCTAAAACTATTAGTAAATCACATTTTTGTATAATGAAGTTGGCGCATCTTTGTCCATATATACCGGGTCTACCAAAATATAATGGGTTCTCATCTTCTAATATATCAATGCCAGACCACGTTAATAAAACAGGTATTTGAATACCATTTAATCTTTCATTGAATAGTTCAACTGATTTTGATAATTTAACACCATTTCCTGCTAAGAATACTGGTTTTTTTGAATTTTTAAGCAGCTCTTCAAAATTTGATATTCCATTATTTATAATTTTTGGTTTATAATCATTCCATAAACGAAAATCAATATCTTTTGCTTGAATGTCAAAAGGTATATCTAATAATACAGGCCCTTTTCTACCATCAATTGCAATAGAATATGACTTTTCTAATTCATCTTGAATTGTATTAAAATCTAAAATTGTTTTTGCATATTTTGTAGTTTTTGAAACCATAAAAGGAAAATCTAGACCTTGTGTTCCATACATTCTATTTTCATTATGTTCTATAACATAATTTGAAGATTCTTGTCCTGAAATTATAATTGCTGGAGTTGAATCTGCCCACAAACTAACTATTCCCGTAACAGAATTCGTCGCCCCACCTCCAGCAGTTACAAGAGCTACTGCGATTTTCCCACTAGCTTTAAAATAAGCTCCTGCTGCAATAACGGCACATTGTTCATTATGAACATTTATTATTCTAATATTATTTTTATTAAATGAGTCATATATATGTGCATTTGCCGAACCAATAATTCCAAAAACAGTATTTATTTTGTTCTTAATTAAAAAAGAGCTTATAATATCACTTACCTTCATATAAATATTTATTAATCTAAAATATTTATATAGTTTTTATTTAATTATATATATGTTTTAATGCATGAACAGCGGCGCAATTTATAATATCTAAATTTCCAGAATATTTTGATAAATAATGACCTGAACTTGTTATAGTAATATGAAACATTAATAATTTATTATTCAAAAATAATGGGGGGGTTATTTTGTAATTTTTTATATAACCTTTTATTATATTTGTAAAATCTTCAATATCATCAAATGTTGAATCTATTGTATCATTTTTTGTTTTTATAAATATTGTTGTTTGCATTGTTGTATTAATATTTGGGTTAACATTCAAAATTACTTTACATTTTGGTATTTTAATAAGTTGATATATTGCATTTTCTGTCGTTTCAATATATTTATCTATATTAATGCGTGTAGCCATACCAGCACTTTCTGAATTAATTTGTGTCACAATTTCTGCATACAAAATATCATTATTTAGTTTATTTTTTATATAATTCAATAATGGAATTGATGCTTGTCCACCACAAGTTACCATATTAATATTTGAACTTGTTGGTAAATTAATTGTTGGAATATAAAAATCCCCAATATTTGATGGCGTTAAATCAATTATTTTAATATTTTGTTCATAAAAAACCTTTGAATTTATAACAGCTGAATATGCATCTGTGCAATCAAATACAACATCACAACATTTTGGATTTAAAATAAAATAATCTATACTCTTATCACTATAATTTATATTATCTGGTAATATTTTTGTACTTGGTCTTCTACCAACAAATGCTACTATTTCAACAAAAGATAAATTTTTTATTTTATACAATAAATCAAACCCAATTTGTCCTGTTCCGATTATTGCAACTTTTAACATTATAAATATATATATATATAAATTATATTTAACTATATAATCTTAATTAAAAATAATTTTATGTAACTCTTTTTATTTTTGAAAATGGTAACAACCTACCACTAAATAATCTTCCATAAAATAAATCATTTGTAAAAAATATATTATGTCCTTTGTTATAAAATTCATTGCCAATTTTTAAAAAACAATCCTTTGTTTGAAACCAATCTGTCATATTAATTTCATAATTATTTATAACATCACTTTGGTTTGTCATGTTTTCAATATTTGGTTCAACAGCATTTATAAATTTATTGATTGCTTCCTTTTTTATACTAAATAAATACGATTGATAATGATGTCTTACTTGTGTGGAATCATTATAACCATAAAGTTCAACATTCATTTTTGATGTTAAATTGTAAAAATGATGTATTGGTTTATGAATTGTATATGAATCATTCGTAAAAATTATAAAATTATAAGTTGCCCAATCATTATTTTTTAAAATATGTAACCATTTCCCAAAATCAATAGTTGGTGAATTTTCTAATTCAACATATTTTATATTCCTTTTTTCACATAATGCAGCAACTTGACCATTGTATGGAAGTTCTGATGAATTAATAATGATTATGTCATTGCAATTATAATCTATTATATTTACATTATTTATCAGCGTTGCAAGTTTCGTAGGAGTATGAACGTGTGCCGCAATAATAGTAAGATATTTATGATTATTTATTGAAGGACGATACATATTTCTTTTTTTTATATTTCTGTAATAATTTACAACTCTTTGTATTGCTCTTTCACGCTTTAAATTATTTAATTCTTCTTCCGCTTTTTTACTATCAAATGTATTTAACATAATATAGTATATTATATTATAAATATTATTTTTACATCTTTTTATTCATTTGTATCAAAATATCTCTCACTGATTCTTTAATAGGTTTTACATTTGGCTCAAGACTTTCTAAAATCTTTGTTTCCAAGAAGTTGTTTGATCTTTTTGATGCCAAGATTTGGTTCTGCTCTTCTAATCTGAAATTATTCCAAGTGAAGGTCGGGTCAACAATCTCTTTATACATTTCTAAAATCTCATTATGAGAGATCAGACCTGGGTTCGTCAAATTCACTGGACCACACATTTTTATTCGTGCAAGTCTCACCATAATTGGTATCATATCATTGAGTACTGTCATTGAATTAGGGATTGAACATATCTTTTGATAGGTCGTGATTTTTGTAATGAAGTTTCTCTCATTGACTTCATCTGTTATCGGCATTCTAATACGCAAGTTGAGAACTGTATCTTCAAAAACTTGATTATTCATTAGTTGATCTGTGTATCCCTTAACGATTGAATAACCTGAACCAAAAAAATTTGGTTTACTTTGCTCAGTGTATCCATTAACTTCTTGGCCAAATGGATGCTCTTCATCGTATTCAAAAATACATCCTGTCCCTAAATAAGTGAAATGAAGTCCACGTTCTTTGCATAAGAGTGCCAAATTCAATGGGGAATACAAATTATCATTGAGATTGTCCACAAGTTTTCCTGGCATTTCCAAATAATCTATGGTGGTGATTTTTTGCCCTTCATAAGTGCCATGTGTACGACCAATGAAACTCATAATATGTGTGATTTGTGGGTTGGCATTGAGTTCTTGGATAATGGATTCATTATCTCCAGCTCTTGCTCTTGCCTTTATAAATGGAATTCCTTGGATAGAGAGATAATTTATAACTTGATTGCCGATCCAGCCATTTGCGCCAAAAATGAGAAAAGTATTTGATGTTGACATATGAAGTATAATCTAATTTATCTTTAAATTAAATTATACAAAATTAGATTTATTTAATTTGTTTTCGTATGAAATGTATATATAAAAATGAATAAATCTTACACAACCCGCTCAGTTGGAATATTCTAACCCATTGCATCTAAATTTATTATCTCTACTTCACGATTTGATTGAAATAAAAATTTACAAAATTTGAACCAATAAAACCACAACATCCGGTAACTAACAACTTCATAATAAATAAACGAGTATATGTTACAATATACAACAAATAATGTCAATTATAGAAGATAACAAAAAACTTTTAAATAGTTTCAAAAATAATCCACCGCATCCATCTTATATTGCTGGATTTATAGATGGAGATGGATGTATTTTTATAAGAAAAATTCTTGATGGATATCAAACAGGATTTTCAATAACACAATGTAGAACAAATATTTTACAAATAATTCGTTATCATTTTGGAGGAAGAATTACAACTTCTTCTAATAGAAATAATAAAATTATAAATTTAATGGATACAGATGATTGTTACCATAAACATAATATTAGAAATCAATATAATTTAATAATTCAAAGTAATGAATATATAATATTATTAGAATATTTACAAAATAGTTTTATAATTAAAGAAATTCAATATCAAACCCTAAATGAATTTAATAAATTAGTTAATTTAACAGATAAAAAAGAAGAATTATATTTAAAATGTTCTAGTTTAAATAAAAATTGTAATTTAAATAAAATATATTTAACAAGATTAAATATTGAATATATTTCTGGGTTGTTTGACGCAGAAGGTTGTATTTATATTGATAAAAAAAAATATACTAAGTTTTACATATCAATAACACAAAAAAATCATACACAAATATTATATGATATTGTAAAATTTTTAGGATTTGGCACTATTGATTGTGAAATAAAATTTAAAATCTATAATAAAACCAATTGTTTAAAATTTATACACTTAGTTAAAAATTACTTAATTGTTAAATATAATCAAGCTGTAGCATTTGAAAAATTTTTAGAAACAGATGATATCAAGATAAAAGAACAAATGTACTTAATTTGTAATAGAGAAAAACATGAAATAGAAGTATTTACAGATTTAAATCAAAATGATAATGGTAAAGAAGGATATTTGGAAACACTAAAACTAAAAAGTTTAAAAGAACAAATTTGTAAAGAAATTTGTAAAAAACAAGTTTATAAAGAAAAATCAGAAAAAATGAAAGGAGAAGGAAATCATAATTATGGTAAATCTTTTTCAGAAGAAACTAAGAAAAAAATGTCTGTTTCTATTAGAGAATCTAAAGGAGGTGTAAGTGATAAAATTATTATACAAGTTAGAAAAATGATAAACGATGGATATAAAAATGTAGACATTCAAAATTTAATGTCTTTACCAAGACATACTATAACTAGAATTAAGAATTCTCAAATTATTTGTAGAGAACTGAAGAAAAAAAAGAAAAAACGGCATTAACACAAGAACAAGTTAATTTATCTAAAAGAAAAATTGATGCGGATGATGTTATAATTGTTATAGAAAAATTTATAGAAAAATGGAAACCAACACCAATTTTAAATTATTTTATAAAACAAAATAAAACAAATATTACTATTGATATAATTAAAAATATTAAAAGAAATTTAACAAACAATAAAAAAATAATTTATGAATCAGAATTATCACAAACTGGGTATGAATATTATACTACTTTAATAAAACAATTTACAGAAACACTAGTATAAAATCTATATTTTTTATATTTATATTTATAAAATGGAAAATACGTGCAAAACACAATTTATAAATATGAAGAAAAAGAGAAGAGAATTAAAACGAACAAACAAACGTTCTGTAACAGGAGATGAAGTTATTTTTATTTTTGAAAAAATTTTAGAAGGTTGGAAAACAATTAAAATTTTTAATACTATTATTCAAACAAATCCTAGTTCTTTAATTAATAAAAAACAAATAGAGATTATATCTACTGGCAATTGTAAAGTTTATCCATCAGAATTATCAACTGAAAAATATAGTTATTATTTAAGTTTAAGAGAAAAAATTTATGAATTTCATAAATTAACAATTTAAAATGTAACAAAAGTTTAACTAAAACTATCTAATTAAACACATTTTGGTATTTGTTTTTCATTCTTCTCAGGATAAATATTATTTTTTAAGTCTTCAATAACTTTATTAGCTTGTTTTAGTTTATCTTGAATTGTTACCTTTTCAGATTTTGTTGTGACCCAAGGTTTATCTAATTGTGGGTGTTTTTCAATCTTAAAAAATTCTCTTTTTTTTGTATGTTCTTTATCTAACCATTCATGATAGTAAACAACATATTTTTTCATCATTTCTTGTGTAATTCCTTCTGGCAGATCCTTAGCGCTTTTCTTCCTTTCTCTCTTTGTTCCTTCTTTAATTCCTTTTGAATTTTGTTCTTGTTCTTCTCTTGTAGCAATTCTTAAATTATCCCAAGTATTATTTAATGGGTTTTGGTCTATATGATCAACACTAACATTTTTTGTTCCTTTTCCATTTCCATAACACCCAGTAATAATTTGATGCATACTTATTCCACTATTGTTTAAATGGGTTAAAATATAACCATTCGCACCTTTCCCAAAAGTTAATTTTTCTCCATTATTGTGTAAAAGTTCAAAATCTGCTATTTTTTTATAAGATGTTTCACATAATTTACAAATAGTATCTTTTTCACAATACATCAATAAATAATCCTTACCATTTTCATTAATTTTCCACAAAGGGTTTTTCATTACATACGCATCTTTTCCCATTAAACTATAATGCCCAGTTATATATTGTATTACATTATATTCATTACGAATAATACTATCATATATATGATAGTAGACAACATTGTTTCTTCTAATATCAAAATTATTGTTGTTTTTAAAAGTATATGTAATGTTTGAATTATCAAATTTATAAATAAAATCTAAAAATGATATCTTTTGATTGTGTCTTAAATAATAAGGATACAACTTGTTTTCATCATAATATATAAATTTTTTTTGAAAATTAATTATTTCGAATAAATCTTCAAAATCTAATAAAAGGGTGTGTTCATTAAATTTAATAATTCCACATCCCAAATGCTTATCATAGTTATAGTTAACATTGTAATTCATATTAATATTATAATTTAATTAGTATGAATGTTTTTAAATCAATTTTTTTAATTATATTTAAGTGAAATATAATATTTCACTTACTTTAATTACTATATGCTAACCCTCCCCAGAGTTAATCTCAAATATTTCTATTTGAGCTTGGACTATCCCTTAAGTTATCATAGAAAGTTGCTAACTTTCTCAAACCCATTCCATTATAGTCTCTGAACCTTCTCCATATGCTTGCTTTAGCGCACGTAGGAGCTTGGCTGCAGATTATCCAATCTTTTTCGTTATTACTATGCCCTAGGTCATTACCCTGGGTATTCAAAATGTTTTCACATAGTGAAGTAGTAGAAAAAGCTATAAGGATATTCCCGCAATTTAGAAATGTTGCCTTCATTTGATTAAATAGTCAAACAAAGACTAGCTGGTTATATAATACATTCTGTTGTTGTTGAATGTATATTTGCTTTACACTGTTTATCCACATTAGGAAGCAAATATCTAATGTGGCAGCCAACTGTTGGGCACAGGAAAGTATGCCCGACATAATACGAAGCACGTTATAATTGGTTGCATATACGCGAACCTTTGCCGTCTTGGTTCCTTCAACGGTAGCATTAGACAAGACCAATTGAAGAGTTGCGTTATCAATTCTGGAGAAATTGCACGTGCCTGAAGGCTGGTGCTCTTCTGGCCTCAAAGCAAAGGAGTAAACATTAATTCCTTCATCAGGGTTGCGAGTGTGTGATTGATAAGGTTGAACCAAAGAAAAGTAAGTTCCTTCACGCTCAGAGAAGCGGTCTTGTCCGTTCAACTGAAGTTTGGCAGTAACAACTGGGTTTTGTCCCCAGCAATGCAAGTCCAAAGAGGTTTCAGTGAGAACAAATGTTCCGGCATCAGAGACAACAGAACCTTCATTGTGACTGCGTTGAAGACCGGAAATAGCAGCAACAAGAGAAGGGTGTAAGTTTTGTGCATCACCTCCAAAATTTGGTTCGTTATAAGGATTATTCGGTCCATGCCAGTATCCCGTGAAACCAGCAGGCGTATCATAGTCTAAAGCTCCAGCATCGTCAAAAAGACCTTGAGCATCAATGTATGATTGAGCATCAGCAGCTACAGCTCCCGGTCCACCAAATGCGTGAATTGCGTTTGGAAGAGCATCAATCGCATCAGTGTAGTTAAATGGTTGGGCACCAAGAACCTTAAATAAAAGAGCATCGCACACAAGTGAAGAGCAGTAATCAACATTTTGGTCAGATTGAACAACCCAAACTAATTCCTTAACCGGATGGTTGAAATTGAGCTTAATCTTGTTAGAAGAAGAACCAACTGATTCATCCCCAGTAAATTGAAGCTGAGTAATCAAATATTCGTGAGGATTTTGAGCAAATCTGCGTCGTTCATCAGTGTCAAGGAAAACATAGTCAACATACAAAGAAGCAGCAACCAAAGATTGGTTGTAAGCAATTGCTGCTGGAACTGGACGACCAGGAGTATATTGGTTACCAACATATGTTTTTTGAGTAGCAATGGTGCTTCCAAGTGGCGCTGCTCCACTATTGCAACTTAAAGTTGTAACAGCCCATAGGCACTCATCAATTGGACGAATATCAAGATTAATCTTGACTTCATGATATTGGAGGGCAATCAAAGGAAGAGCAAGTCCAGGATTGGTACAGAACCAAAATTGAAGAGGAATATACAAAGTTGTTTCTGGAAGTGCATTACGAGGAGCACAAACTTGACGAGGGGCCAAGGAGTCGCAAGGTCCATCAACTTCAGCAAAAGAAGGATCTGTAATAAAAGTAAGTTGGGTAGTATTACCAATCATTTTGAAATATCCACGCTCTTGTTCACTAGTAATAGTAAGTTGGTTCCAAATGTGCATCCAGTCTCCATATTGACGATCAATTCGTTGACCTCCAATTTCAACTTCAACCTGGGCAATCAATTGCTCGCCGGGAAAATCCAACCAACGAGCATAAACTCCAGAACCAACTCCGGCAGCAAATGACGCAATACCCATAAGTTGGTTAATTTCAGGCAAAGTCACCTGCAAGTAAGTTCTGTAAGCAAGATCACCATTTCGACTAATTGTACATTGTACACGACGTCCAAAATCTGCTTGCCCGTTAAAAGTTTGTTCAATAGATTCAATCGCAAAGTTAGTATATCTGCGATATGTCACTTTCCAAAAAGTAATTTGAGGGTTACCAGTAAGGTACACGTCTTGAGCTCCGTAAGCCACTAGTTGCATTAATCCGCCTCCCATTTTATACATTCCTAAAAGAAAAAAAATTTATAAAAATTATTTAATTAAATTAATCAAAATTAATTAATTTTGAGTTTACTTTCATGATTACGAAAGTAATTTATTTATATCAGAATTATCTTTCATAAATATAGATAAATATGTTTCATTTAATATTTCTTTTTTACCTTCATGATTTTTTTTAAATATATATGAATTTTGTTTTTTTTGTATTGACCATCCATTATCTAAAGCATTATATAAAAATACCATTTTTTGAAATTTTATTTTATCTATTTCTAAACTTTTTTCATTGTCTAATTTTATTTCTATATTCATTTTTAGAATTATATGTTAGTATTTATTTTGACTTTTAACTAAAATTTTAGTTAAAATAATTAACTAAATTATTTATTACAACTTTTTAAATGTTTAATTATTAAATTTATCTATTTTTAAAATTAATAATTAAATATTACAACAAAAACATATATATAATTTAATGCCATCATTTAAACCAAAAACTTCAAAAAAAATTAAAGTATGTAAAAAATATACGTCAAGTCTTGATAGTAAGCATAAAGAGTTTGTTAATGAATTTATTAAAGATGAATTTGATACTATTCCTAGACTTAAAGAAGAAAGATGTATACTTAATAAACAACTTGAATTAGAACATAAACTAACAATTGAACAAATTATGGAATGTAAAGATAGAATTAAAGATATTAATGAAATAATAAAAGAGTTAAAAAATAAAAAAAATAATTATTTTCTTAATAACTCAAAATATATTTTTGAGTATTTTGAAAATAAAAAAAATATTAATAATATTGAAGAAACTAACAAAGTAGTTACATC